TGATTGGTTAGTAGATACTACAGAGAAGTTTGTAAAAGACAAAGCAATCTACAATGCAATCGTAGAGGGTGTTGGTATCATAGATGGTAAGTCTAAAGATAAAACCCCAGAATCAATCCCTCATATTTTAACTGAAGCTCTTGCAGTTTCATTTGATAACTCTGTTGGTCATGATTATCTAGAAGATTCAGAAGCTAGATTTGATTATTATCATCACAAAGAAGAAAGAATTCCTTTTGATTTAGAATTCTTTAACAAGATTACTAAAGGTGGACTTCCACCAAAGACTTTGAATATTGCACTTGCTGGAACAGGTGTTGGTAAATCATTATTCATGTGTCATCAAGCTGCAAACTGTTTATCACAAGGAAAGAATGTTTTATACATTACTTTAGAGATGGCAGAAGAAAGAATTGCTGAGAGAATAGATGCTAACATGATGAATATTAGTATCCCAGATTTACATGAACTACCTAAGAAAATGTTTGATGATAAAATTACAAGATTACAGAAGAAAGCAAAAGGTAAATTAATCATCAAAGAGTATCCAACTGCATCGGCACATAGTGGACATTTCAGAGGACTATTAAAAGAACTTGCAATCAAGAAATCTTTCAAACCAGATATTATCTTTATTGATTATCTAAATATTTGTGCATCAAGTAGATTCAAGGCAGGTAGTTCTATGAACTCTTATACAATTATTAAATCGATTGCAGAAGAACTCAGAGGACTTGCAGTAGAAACAAATGTACCTATCATGTCTGCAACACAAACGACAAGAAGTGGATTCTCAAATACAGATGTTGGACTAGAAGATACATCAGAAAGTTTTGGATTACCAGCAACTGCCGATTTAATGTTTGCACTAATCTCTACAGAAGAATTAGAAGAACTCAATCAGATTTGTGTCAAACAATTGAAGAACAGATATAACGACCCTACAATGAACAAGAGATTCATCATAGGAATAGACAGAAATAAGATGAAACTCTTTGATGTAGAACTCAAAGCACAAGATGAACTTGTAGACCATGGCCAAAGTGAAGTACCAATCGCCGATAAAGGACAAGGATTTGGTAAAGGAACTGGCCCTAAATTGGAAGAAGAAGATAAATACGATAAATTCTCTAAGTTAAAAGTTTGATAAATAGATACATAAACTATATTTAAATGGAGAAATTGATGTCATTAAGACGCTCTATAGAGCAGTTAAGACCTGCTCGTACTCAAAAGATAGACTTACAAGAAAAGGTTCAGTTATTTTTTACTGAATCATCTCTTAGTAAAGCACAACTAGAAAAACCTGCTGGTAAGGGACCTAACTCTGGTATTCCAAGAATAGAAATTTTTGCAGATAAAATATCAAAAGGTGAAGACCACATGTTAAATGATGGTACTACTATAAAAATAAAAGAAATAACTATGAACGATAAAGTTTATGGTGTTAAAGACATGAAGTCTTTAATAAAAGATTTTGATGATGTTAAAAAGATTGCTATAACAAATCCAGCAACTGCATGGCAATTAGTTTCGAAAACACCAGAATATGGTGGCGAGGGTGGTGGCCAAAAAATATCAACAAGTACACAAGAATTAATGACTGCAGCTATTGTGTTAGCAGGAACTAAATATGATTCAACAGAAATATCTGTTAAAGATGCAAAAAAAATAATTAATGTTGCAAAAGAACAATGGGGAAGTATTATAGGTGTTGAGGGTAAAGAAGCTTTACTAAATCAGTTTACTGATAATTGGTATGATTTAGCAACGGCAATATCCTCTGCAAATGCAATATTAAAAATGGTTGGTAAACCAACAAAAGTATTTTGGACAGGCCAAAAATGGGATGATGAAATAATTGGTTTTAATCCACCAATAGGTAATATTAAAGATTATAATTCTTCTGATATAGTTGTTGCATCTGGTAAAAAGTATTATGGATTTTCATTAAAAAAGAAAGCACAAACAAAAGATGCAGACCCAACATTAATTAATAAACCAATTACAGGTAATAAATCTTTATTAAAAGATTTTATTAGTGCGCCAGACATGGCTTTTATAGAGAGAGCAAAACAATTATTTTTTAAAAGAATGTTGTTAGCATATCCACCATTTAAAAAGAAAAATCCTAGAGGAGCATTAAGTATAGTTAATAAAATGTCAGAGAAAGATTTTAAAAGAGAAATTGGAAAAATACCAAATGATTTTGCAAATGAAATGTTAGCTGGTCGTGGTGCTGGTGGTAAAAGAAATATATTTTGGAGAGTTGTTGATAAGATATTAAGAAAAGACCCAAAAGAAATGATGACTGCATTTTTAAAACTAATATTCAAAGTTGATTTACAACCAATACTTGACCAAAAGGGAAATTTTGAGTTTTATCTTTTAACTGGCATTGGAAAAAAGAAAGGAGATACTATTGGTGTTGAGCCTGCTGAAGTTAAAGATTTACCAACAACAATAGAAGCACTAACTAAAATTTTTCAACAAGATAATTTAAAATTAGGAGCAACACTTGATAGTAAAGGAAAAGCAAAGTCTGTGCCATGGGAATATGATGGTAATAAACAGGCACCAGCAAAAATGTTTTACACACTTTACAATGGAAAAATATCTTTACTTAATTTAGAGATAAGATATAAGGGTTCTAAAACAGCAGAACCACAATTTCAAGCAACGGCAACACCAATATTTAAAAATATGATGAGTGGAAAATAATGAACAATCTAGCACAGCAATTATTCGAAGATAAAGGTGGAAAGAACCTTCATCTAGAACATATAGAAGATGAGATACTTAACTATGGTATCACAGGTGGTCGTGCATCTATAAACTTTGTTCGTTCACTAAGAGATATGTTTGCTGGTGCAAGTCGTTCATCTATTAATATGACAGTTAAATGGGATGGCGCTCCTGCAGTCTTTGCTGGAATAGACCCAGCAGATGGTAAGTTTTTTGTAGGAAAGAAATCAGTCTTTAATGTAGAACCACAACTCTATAAAACAAATGCAGATGTGGACAAATATACATCTGGTGATTTAAATGCAAAACTTAAAGTTGCATTATCAGAGTTTTCAAAACTAGATATTAAAGGAGTTTTACAAGGCGACTTAATGTTTACAGATGATGTATCTACAGATACTATAGATGGTAAGAAATATTATACATTCCAACCAAATACGATTGTTTATGCAGTGGATGTTGATTCAGATTTTGGAAGTCAAATTAAAAAAGCAAAGATTGGTGTAGTATGGCATACAACATATACAGGTAAAGAATTACAAGATATGAAAGCATCTTTTGGAGTAAACATATCAGGGCTTAAAAATGTAAGTTCGGTTTGGATGGATGATGCAACATTTAAAGATGTATCAGGTAGTGCAACAATGACAGAAAAAGAAACGGCAGCTATAACTGCTGAGTTATCTATTGCTGGTAAAACATTTCAAAAAATTAATTCATCTATGTTAACTAAGTTTTTAAATTTACAAGATAGTTTTACAGGTGCAATGGTATCAGCAGGATTAAAAACATACAACAATACAAAAGTTAGAGAGGGTAAACCAATAAACAATCCTAGAGCACATGCTCAAGGTTATGTTAAACATGTAAATGATAAGTATGCAGCCAAAGTAAAAGATTCAAAAAGTAAAGCTGGAAAAGACAAATATAAAAACTTACAAAAAGAGTACACTAGAGAAGTGAATAAACATGTTAAGAATTTAACAGAAATAATTACATTTCAAAATGCGATTGTAAAAGCAAAAATGTTAATCGTAAAAAAACTAAATCGTGTTAAAAGTATTGGAACATTTATTAAAACTGATAATGGATTTAAAGTATCAAACCCAGAGGGGTATGTTGCAATAGATAGAGTATCAGGTAACGCTGTAAAATTAGTAGATAGAATGGAGTTTAGTTTTAATAACTTTACCGCTATCAAAGCATGGGATAAGTCATAATGAAAAAATTTATAGATTTACAAGAAGCAACAGGAACAGTATCATTTACTTTTGGTAGATTTAATCCACCAACGACTGGTCATGAAAAACTATGTGATGCTGTAAAGAAAGCAAATCCTAGTGACTATAAAATCTTTGTATCTCATAAACAAGACCCAAATACAGACCCACTTCAATATGCAAAGAAAGTTGCATACATGAAAAAGTCATTTCCTAAACATAAAAAAAATATTATAGTATCAAAGTCTAGAAACATTTTTGAAATACTAGTGGAACTAAACAGTTATGAAAATCTTATTATGGTTGTAGGTTCTGATAGAGTGGCAGAATTTAAAAGAATAATTAACGAATACAATGGTGTTAAAGCAAGACATGGATTCTATGAATATAAAACAGTAAAAGTATTAAGTGCTGGAGAAAGAGACCCAGATGCTGAGGGTGTAGAGGGAATGTCTGCATCTAAAATGAGAGCAGCTGCAGTCGATAGTGATTTTGATTCATTCAAATTAGGAACACCACTTAATGATGCACAGGCAAAAAAATTATACTTTGATGTTCGTAAGTCTATGGGTATCAGAGAAGAATTGAATTTATCTGATTCAGATACTCTAAGAGATTTATATTTGTCAGAACAAATTTGGAATGTTGGTGACTTAATTAGAGTGAAAGGTAAAAATGATGACACACATCCATCATGGGAAATTATTCGTAGAGGTACAAACTATGTAACTGTTATAGATGAAAATTATAAATCTCACAAGGTATGGTTACACGATATAGACATTACAGAAGTTAAACAAGATAAAGATATTAAAGACAAAGAAGGCACTCAACCTGCTAAGTATTATGCAAAGGATACTGAGGGTGATGCCATGGCAAAATCTACAAAAAAATCTAGAGCAAGACACTTTGCAAAATATGGTAAAAAAGATACTGATTCAGATGCAGCTTACAAACCTGCTCCTGGCGATGCTAGAGCAACAACAAAACCATCTAAACACACTAAGAAGTTTAAAGATATGTTTGGTGAAGCAAGAGCAAAACAAGCAGTTTCTGGTAATAAGG